CCAGCGTGTCGGCGCGGAAGTACTCCAGCAGCGCCTGATTGTCCGCGCTGGGGGTGGCGACATAGTTCGCCGAGAAGATGCCGCTGGTGGCCTTGAGCACCAACCCGGAGATGCCGCGCGTGCGGTAGGTGTTGATGTTGGTGCCGGCCTCGCAGTTGAACCCGACGAAGCCGTTGCCGTTGCCGGCTTCGCTGCCCAGCACGTTCTGGCGCCCGGCGGTCGGATGGCCCCACTCCAGCGCGTTGCCGGCCTTGCGCAGGCGGATGTCCGCGTTGGTTTCGCCGGCCGTGAGGATCAGCGCGGCCTCGATGGCCGCGATCTCCTCCTGCACCGCGTTCATGTGCTCGGCGAAGATCGTCGTCGCGTCCGCGCGCGTGGGGAAGACGACCGGCGTCGTCGGGTAACTCGCCATCAGAAGCCTCGCAGCTGCGGCTCGGGCCGGTGCCCGACCGCGTAGGTGAACCAGCGAAACGTCGCCCGCCCCACGTAGGTGGCGCGCAGCGTCAGCGTCAGTCCCTCGGCCTCCAGCGGCAGCATCGACGTGAAGTTGCGCCGCAGGCGCCCGCCGTAGACGGAGCTGCCGTAGACCGCCGTGCCGTACAGCGACAGCGACGCGCCGATGCCGAACGGCAGCACGGTCACCGGCTTGTCATCGACGCGCACCTCGATGTTGAACGTGCCCACGGCCGGCCCGTACTCGCCGAACAGATCGATGTAGCGCGTCCAGCGGCGCGGCGCCGCCAGCAGCGCCGGGCCTTCGTAAACGCACGTCAGGTCGCCGCCATCCGCGCTGGTGCCGACCGCCTCTTCGGCCAGCTCGCCCTGCAGGAACTTCCACGACATCAGCCGGCCCTGATCGCCGGGCAGCGCCTCTTTGCCGTCCCACGGGAAGTAGCCGCCGATGGCGCGGTCGGTGGACGTCCACGCCTCCGTCTCCTGCTCGCGCGTGCGCGACAGGTCGAGGATCCACTCGCCCGGGCCGATGGTTTCGTGCAGGCGCGGCACGCTGACGCGCACCTCTTTGCGCCGCTCATGGTAGACCACGGCGATGCGCTCGATCTGCTCGGGCAGGGAGTTTTCCATCGCGTCGCGCCAGCCGGTGACGATGCTGTCGCTGAGCAGCCGGTCGGTCGCGCCGTCGAAGATGTAGATGCCGCCCTCGCTGGCGTGCACGATGCCCTGCTCGATCACCCAGCACGCGCGCAGGCCCAAGGATCCGGCGACCGCACCCGCGCTCGGGCGCACTTCAAAGTCGAGGCTCGTCTGCCCGATGATCAGGAACACGCCGGTGTTGCCAAACACGATCAGCGTGTCGCCCAGCGCGATCAGCCCGGTGATGCGGTCGCCCTTTTCAAACGGGATGTCCACGTAGAACAGGTCGGGCCACGCCTGCGGCAGGAACACCTCGGTGAAGTGGATCCGGTTGCCGACCGTCGCGCTCAGCCCCCACCAGCGGTTGCGCCACACGACGCCGTACTTCAGCGCTTTGGCCAGATCGTGCCGCGTGGGGATCTCCACCCCGTCAGGGAAGAACTGCGTGGGCGCGGTGATGTCGAAGGTGGCGGTGGCGCCGGCCGGGTTGGGCACGCTGCCGGCGCGGCGCAGCACCGACTCGCCGGCGGTCTTGTTGCGCGCGTAGACGTAGATCGTATCGACCTGCGCGTTGGTCGCCTTGGCCACCGTGACGCGGATGGTCAGCGACCCGGCGACGACCGTGTGGCTGGCGACCGTCGAGCCGTTGCTCTCGTAGCTCAGGCCCGAGTCCGCGTAGGTGTAGGCGACCTCGTAGACGTTGGTGGCCACCAGCGAGCCGCCGGCGACGCCGGCCAGCACCGGCAACACGCTGGGCTTGGCGATGCCGAAGCTCGACCACGTGGTGCCGTCGGTGGTCTTGTAGGTCGGCGCCAGCCCGTCGAAGAGCACCGCGATGTTGCGGTCGTACACGAAGTAGTGCTCGCCGGTGCCGCGCGCGGGCAGCGTGGGCGCGCCCCACGCGCCGAGGTCGGTCGGCTTGTAGACGCTGTCGCCCCAGCTGGCCAGCGTGAACGTCGCGCCCGCCAAGTAGATGCGGCGCGCGCCCTGCGGCCGGCCGGCGCCGAGGTTGGTGGTGGTGAAGGTGCGCCAGCCGGGGAACGGCTGCCACGCGCCGGGTTCCTGCAGCGAGACGTTGCGCAGGACGCGCGCGCGGGTGCTTTGCAGCAGCGACGGGCTGCGGCGCAGATCGACCCCGCCCGTCAGGTCATCGACCGCGACGAGCTGGTAGCCCTTGTTGCCGAGCGCCGCCTTCTTCGCCATCGCGCGCTAGATCGGGTGGTAGTTGCCACGGTTGTCGAAGTAGCCGCTCGTGCCGGCTGGCGCGCCGCTGGACCCGTAGGGGTTCGGGCTGTCCCATGCCGCGTCGCCCGGCGGCGGCGTGCCCGATACCGGCGCCGGGGTCGGGGTCGGGGCCGGGGTCGGGGCCATCTGCGCGGGCGGGTTCGGGATGCTGTCCACGTAGCCGCCGCCAAGGTTGCCCGGCTCGGGCGCCTCGTAGGCGGGCCGGCTCGACCCGCCGCCACTGCTGCCGCTGCTGACCGGCTTGGCCGGCCCCGGGGTCACCGTCGGCATCGCCGGCGCGGCCGGCTGCGGCAACGACTCGGCCGCGCGCGCGGGCGCCGCCTGCTTCGGGCCGACCGGCTTGCGGACCTTCGCGCGCGTGGTCATCGCGCGCATCATGCGCGACAGCTGCGCGCTGGCCGCGTCCTGCGAGCCGGGCCGGAACGCGCCGAGCACGTTGGCGCTCGGGGCGAGCTGGTCCGCGCCCAGCGTCGTGGGCAGCTCCAGCGCGAGGGTCTGCAGCGACTGCTGCGCGCCGGGGCGCCGGCGCCGCTGCTGTGCGTTTTCTTCGACCCCGCCCTGCGTCGCCGAGAAGCTCGATCCAAGCGCCATGTCCGTCTCCTAGAAATAGCTGAACTGCGGCGACGTGCGCCGCTGCGCCTGCTGCTGCGCCTCCAGCTGCTGCATCAGCGTGTTCATCTGCTGCCGCATCGCCGCGATCTCCGCGTTCTCCGCGCCCGGCGCCGGCCCCTGCGGCCCGTAGTTGACCATCGGCCCGTTGCCCTGCGCCTGCGTCAGCTGGGTGAGCAGCGTCACGAACGGATCCACCTGCCCGGCCGGGGCGGCCTGTGGCTTGCCGCCGCCCCCGCCCTGCCCACCGAACTGCCAGCCCTTGCCGCCCACGTCAGCGGCGCGCAGGATGTCGGTGCTGCCGATGCCGGGGACGGTGATGTCCCCGCTGCCGGTGCGCCGCGTGCCCGGGTAGGCGCGCGCGATCTCGGCGACCACCGCGTCCATGTTCTCGGTGCGCGGCGCGTACTGCGACAGGATCCGCCCGATGACGTACTTCGGGGTCTGGTGGTTGGGGTTCGCCCACTTCGCGCGGTCCCAGCCCGGCATCGGATGGCCGGCCGGGTTCTGCGCGACCCAGCCCGGCTTCGGGTAGTTGTCGGTGTTCCACCCACGCGGGTCGCTCGGCAGGCGCGGCATCTCGCGCACGGTGCCCTGCATCTGGCCGGGCGGGCCGTAGCCGGGCTGCGTCTGCTGCGCGCCCGGGGGCGGCTGCTGCGCCCGGCGCTGCTGGTAGGCGCGCGCCTCCTCGCTGTTGGCGATGCTCTGCTGGTGCACGCCGGGGTTGAACCCGGGGTCGCGCAGGCGGTCGTTGATCTCCTGCTGGCTCGCGTCGCGGCCGAGATACTGCTGATACCAGCCGCCGATCTGCTGCGCGTAGTTGTTGCCGGCCGGCTTGGGCGCGCCGCCCTGCGGCTGCTGATACCAGTCCTGCCCGCCGCTCCACTGATACTCAGGCGTCGAGCGCGGGGCGGCCGGCTGGTTCTGCTGCGCGAAGGTCTGCCCGCCGAACGGCTGGTTGGGCTGCGGCGCGTATTGCTGATAGACGCCGCCGACCGCCGGGCCGCCGCCGCTGGTGTACGCGCCCGTGCTCGCGCCCTGCCAGCTGGGCGGCTGCTGTGGCGGCTGCGGTTCATACGGGTTCTGGTAGGCCATCAGCGTGCGCGTCCGATCTCCGGGTCAAAGGTGGCCAGCGGGCCGTGCGCGGCGCCCCGGAAGCGCGGCGCGGGCGCGTGCACGCGGGCCACACGCGACTCCTTGTGCTCGTCACAGACGGGGTCCGCGCGATCCGCCGGCGCGGCGCCCTCGTCCACCGGCACCTTGCAGCCGCACGCGAGCGTGACGACGATGCGACTCATCCGAGACTCGGCTGCAGCTTGAGGCGCCGCATGATCTCCAGCAGCGCCGGGGGCATGTCCACCTCGCCACCGGGGCCACCCAGCGCCGCCGGCGAGAGGCCGGGCGGCAGCGCGCCGCCGCCGGGAGGCGCGGACGGATCGATCCCGTCCTCGTCGGGGATGCCGCCCGGGCCGGCCTGTGGGGCCATGGGCGGGCTTGTGGGCGACGCGCCGGGCGCACCGCCCCCGCTCTTCTGGAGCAGCGCGATCAGCTGCTGGAGCAGCTCTGGCGGCAGCTGGGGCATCGGCATCGTCATACCCTCGGGTCGCCCTGCACGATGGCGCTGGTCGGCGTGCGCACCCGACGCAGGTAGTCCCGCGCCTGCCGCACGCGCTGATCGCCGCCACGCGGGCGTCGTTGCGTCTTGAAGTCCTGCACGTAGGCACCAAACAGCGACAGCTGTCCTTCGACCGCCTGCGTGTCTTTCCGCAGCCGCTCCAGCAGCGACGCCGCAAAGTGCGCCAGCGCCCAGTGGAACGGCTCGATGGCCATCTGCGGGTTGCCCTCCCAACTGAACGGCACGTCGCTGTCGGCGGCCAGATCGGGCGGGTTGAGCAGCACCGGCACGTGCAGCGCCCACGTCTCCGGGGCCGACACCGCCGGCAGCGGGTTCAACAGGATGCTGTTGGTGCCGCCATCGACGTTGAACGCCCACACGTCCGACACGCCGCTGCCCGGGGTGTCACGCCAGCCGCCGCGCTCGGCGTCGAGCCACGCCTCGTCGTGCCGGGTGAGGCGCGACTCCATGATCGCGCCCGTCGCGGTGGTCGTGCGGACCAGTCGCAGCGGGCGCGCCATGAAGTTGACAAACAGGTTGGAGGAGAGCGCGTCGAGGTCGTAGCGCGCGACGCCGAGCGTGATCGGCTGCACCAGCTCCACCACGAAGCACTGCGTCAGGCGGGCGAACTCCCGCTGCGCGCGGTTGATCGCGGCCTTGCGCCGCACCGTGGTGAACAGCTCGGTGACATCGGCGCTGCCCAGCTCGTGGTGCAGCGCCTCGCCGTACAGCTCGGCGAACGTCATCGCCCTACCGGCGGCGCTTCGGCTGCGCGCCGCCCGACTCGTCGCCCTCGTCGGGCAGGCTGTTGTCGGGATACTCGCCGCCGCCCTCGCCCGGCAGTCCCTGATCGGGATACTCGTCCTTGCAGGGCACGAGCACCCAGCCGTAAACCGGCGACCACTTCAGTTCGAACTTCTGGTCGCGCTCGGGCCGCTCGGGCAGGTAGATCGGCAGCGACACCTGCGGCGGCTGCACCGGCAGGCTGTTGTCGATGCCCGGCTGTTCACCCGGCAATCCCTGATCGGGGCGCCCGCCCCCGCTGCCGCCCGGCGCAATCGGGTGCGTGGGGAACCCCGGCCCCTGCGAGGGGTAGTTGCCGCCCCCGCCCGGGGCGATGGGGTGCGTCGGGAAGCCCGGTCCCTGCGACGGGTAGGGCGGCTGGCCGCCGGGCGCAATCGGATGCGTCGGAAACCCCGGCCCCTGCGACGGGTAGTTCGGCAAGCCGGGCAGGCTGTTGTCGGGCCGGCCGTCGCTGCCGTCGAGGAACGTGATCAGCGCGAGACGTGCGTTCATAGGTGCAGACTCCTTTGGCGGGGATCCTACCGCATCAGTTGGCGACGAGCAGCACGGTGACCGTGCCGCCGGTGATCGGGGTCGTGACGCGCGCGCGCACGGCCTTGGCGGTGCCGGTTGTGGGAATCGCCGCGACGGTGTTGGCGACGACGGTCGTGACGGCGCCCAGCGGCGCCCACGTGCCGGTGTAGTCCCGCCGGTGCGCCTGCTCCAGCTGCACCGCGCCCGCGCTGACCGCGCCGTTGCCGACGATGTAGGCGGTGAACGTGCGCACGCCGTTCAGCTCGACGGCGTCACCGACGCCGGTGGTCGCGTCTTTGAGCAGCTGGCGGTCGATGATGTTGGGCAGCATGGCGGCCTCAGTATGCGCCGACGCCCATCGACATGATCGTGACCACGCCGCTGCCGCCGACCACCGCGAAGTAGCGCCCCTGCTGGTTCTGCGGGATGATCATCGTGCCCGCCAGCAGCAGGCCGGTGTTGGTCGTCAGCGTCACCGCGAACGCGCCCGCGCTGGTGTTGCGCACGAAGAACTCGGCCGCGTTGCCGACCACCGGCTGGCGGCCGCTGATCGTGAGGTATTGCAGGATCTCGGCAGCGGTCGGTAGCTGATCGCTGCGCGCGGCGCCGGCGCAGTCGCGAATCAGCACGCCGCCCAGCAGCTGGTCGGCCTTGAGCGTGACGTTGCCCGCCGTGGCCAGCGTCGTGACGCCGAGGAACTCCACGAACTTGCGGCCCATGACCGCGAGGTTGTTGAAGTGAGACACGCGAACCCTCCCTGCCTCCCCGCGTGAACAGAAACGGCCTGCCCCGTGCGGGACGGAGCAGGCCGACAGGCAGCAACCAGCCGCCGCGTGACGCTACGCGCCCGCCGTGCCGTAGGTGTTCTGCCAGAGAAACGCGTCCCACGCCTGCCGGAAGCGCACCTTGTAGATGCGGTTGCCGGTGCGCGGATCCTGCATCGCCGGCGCGGCCGTGATGCCGAGGCGGTCCACGCAGACCAGCCCGTGCGTTTCCTTGGACGAGGCGATCAGGAACCACGCATCCGGGTCGGTCAGGTAGGGGTTGACCACGATGCGGATGTTGCGCCGCTTCTTGATCGGGTTCAGGTCGTTGTCGGCGCCGCCGGGCAGCTGCGTGCTGTTGACGATGCGCTCGGCGAGCATCTCCAGCTGCGGCGGCACGTAGAGGATCCACGACATGACGGGCGCGACCAGCTGGCCGCTTTCCATCTTCGTGTCCGTCTGCACGTCGCCCATCGCCTGCGCCAGCGAGTCGTAGCTCAGGTCGGCGTCGGTGGCCGGCCGGTTGCGCGCGGTGCCGCCGCCAGCGAGCACGTGCGCGGTGTTGAACAGCGAGACGCCGTCAGGCGTGGTCTGCGTGGTGAAGCCGTTGTTGAACGGCCGCGCCGCATACTTCTCCTGCACGACGCGCGCGGAGAAGGCCAGCCACGCCGCCTGCCGCTGCAGCACGTCGTACTGGTCGTCTTCCAGCGCCGTCTCGGTCACTTCGAACCCGAGGCCGAACTCGACCGGCGTGATGTCCTTGCTGTAGCCGGGCCGGATCAGGTCGAAGGCGTAGACGCTGCCCTCGGGCTTTTCGGGCACGTCGCCGAACGGGGTGACCGTCTGGAAGCGTTCGAACTTCCGGGTGCTGCTCTTGCGCGAGTACACCTCGGTCCAGATGGCGGGCAGTTCCTTGAGCTGTTTGCCGAGCAGCGCGTAGACCGTCTTATCGACGTTGTCGTAGAGCGCTGCAAATGTTCCGCGAACCTGCATGGTCGTGTCTCCTGATCAGGGTCGAGAAAGGGTTTGCGCCCTACGACGCGTACGGCGTGCGCGCCGCGTTGAGGAACTTGAACAACACCTGCCCGTTGATGTCGCCGGGCGCGTCCACCAGCTCGACCACCTTCACCTGCAGGCTGGTGGTGTCGCTCAGATCGACGCGGTGGATGTCGTTGGTGGCATCGAGCACGAGGCCGCAGCTCAGGCCGACGTTGGCCACGGCGAGCACGCCGGTGTCCTGCACGTTGCCGATGAACTCGGCCGTCTCGTCGGCGATGAACACGCCGATCTTGGAGTCGGTGGTGCCGGTGGCCGCTTCGGCCGCCACGCCCGCGACGGTGCCCGCCGCCGGATCCGAGCCGGCCTTGACGACCTTGCCCGCGCTGAGCAGGACGACGTGCCCGGCCTTGAAGGTCTGGCCGGCGCCCTCGGGGAAGTACGCGATCCGGTCGAGCCGGCGCGTGCGAAAGACGTTCTTGCTGTTGACGACGATGGTGGCCATCGACAAGACCCCTTACCCGCCGCGCGAGGCGCGCAGCGCGTGTGCTGGTGTTGGGGTCGGCCTCATCGCAGTCGCAGGCGGCCGACAGAAGGCCCGCGAAAGCCGCGCCGGTCTGATGCGCCGGCGATGCACGACGTCCCTCGGTGTCACCGCGCCACCGCCCCGCGCGCGCGCCGAAGCGACGTGCACAGGGCGGCCCCGCAGGTTCGACCGAGGGAGGTCGGCACAGACTATCGCACAGCGGGGTGCTACTCGTCCAGCGCGCTGACCAGCCGCTCGCGGCCCGTCTTGATGTCGCCGACGATCTGCCCGACCTCGTCGTTCTGGTCGGGGTCGAGGCCCGCCTTCATCGCCTCGCGCGCGACGGCCTCGCGCATCGCCTTGGGCTGCAGGCTGCGGTTGTGCCGGTCGCGCTGCTTCTTCTTGATCGCGAGGTAGTAGACCAGCGGCATCTTACACAGCACCTCCAACCCCCGGTCGCCGCGCCGCACCTGATCGCTGCCCGCAAACGCATTGCTGACGATCTCTTTGTCCTGCAGCTCGGTCCACAGCACCGGCACGTAGCCCTGCGCAGCGGTGGCGCTGTGGAAGCGGTTGGGGATCGACGTGTTGAACCAGCGCAGATACCAGCGGCGCTTGCGGCCCTCGGGATCCTGCGCGTAGGTCGGCTCGTCGGTGAGCCGGATCGGCAGCACCGTCTCGGCCTCCGGGTTGGTCAGCCGGCGGTCGAGGATGTCGATGCTGTCGAGGTCTTTGAACGCCTCGCGCATCTGCTCGGGGGACTGCGGCGGGTTGGCGCGGCGCTGCGTCTGCTGCTCGCGCTGCTTGGCCTCGCGCTGCACGCGCTCGGTGTGCTTCTGCACCGGGGTCTTGGGGGCGGTCATCGGCTACTCCAATCGGTTCGGCGCGCCCGGCACGAAGCGCGACAGGCTCGCGTTGATGTCGTCGTCCTTCAGGCCGCTCTCGCGCAGGCGCGCGCGGAACGGTTCATCCAGCTGCGGCGTCGCGCGCGGGCGCCCGCCGGCCGGCTCGCTGTAGATCGGCGGCCGCAGCTGGCCGCGCTGGTTGGGCACGGCCGGGCCGCGCTGCGGTGCCTGCGGTGCCTGTGGCGCCCCGCCGGCGCCGAAGGTCTGCAGGCCCAGCGCGGTCATCAGCACGGTCTGCTGCACCTCGGGGTTGCCCATCTGCTCGACCGGCAGCGTGCGCATCCCGCGCTCGACCATGTCGGGGTCGATGCCGTAGTGCGCGGCGACGTTGCGCACGTGCGCGATGGTCTGCTCGGCGCGCTGCGCCTTGATCGGCGCCAGCTCGGTCTGCTGCAGGTGCTGCACGGCCTTCTGCACCTGCGCGGCCACGCGGCGCTCCTCGCGCGCCATGATGCGGTGCGCGGCCTGCAGGTCAGGCTGCCCCTCGGAGTCGTAGAGGCCGAGGTCAATCGCGGTGGCCTCCAGCTCCTGCTGGAACGCCTCCTGCTGCGCCGGGTCGGGGCCGGGCGCCTCGGGCGGCTGGCCGGCGGCGACGCGCTGCAGCAGCGCCATGCCGGCGGGGTCGGCGATGACCTGCCGCAGCAGCTCCTGCGCGCTGTTGGCCTGCTGCTCGGCGGTGCGGCGCTGCTCGCGCTCGCGCACCAGATCGCCGACCAGCGTGCGGCGGCCCTCGACCGGCGCCTCGCCCAGTTCGGGGTCGTCCTCCTCGCTCGGCGGCAGCTCAGGCTCGGGCGCCGGCGCCGGCGGCGCGGGCGGGTCGGGCGTCGGCGGGGCTTGCCCGGTCGGCATCCCGCTCGGCATGTCGTGGGGTGCTTCCAGCACGATCTCGTCAGGCATCACTCACTCCTCAAACACCGCGTCCACGTCCTGCGCGCGCAGGAGCAGGCACGGCCAATCTTCGATGCGGACCACCTCGCCGACGTCGGGGCCGAACAACACCCGCGCGCCGGGCGCCGGCTCGGTGACGCGCGCGCCGACCTGCAGCACGACGCCGAGCTGATCCACGATGATCATCGGGGCCGGTAAGACGATGATGCCACTGGGGCGGGCCGTACGATCGCGCGGCGGCAGCGCCACGAGCACCAGATCAGGGCGCAGAATCATCGGCGCCCGGTGGTCACTTCGACGTCGGGGCCGAAGCCGTGCGCCGCCTCGCCGACGTCCTGCTGCTGCAGGATCCGGTCGGCGCTCTCACGGTACTTCTTCGCCAGCGTCTCGGGCAGCGCGGCCATCTGGCGCGCGGTGCGGTGCTGCGTCACCAGCTCCAGCGTGCCGGTCCCCAGCTGCTCAGGCGGCGTGCCGGCGCTGCACAGGTTGGCGATGCGCTCCAGCGTGACGTGCTCGCCAAACATCGTCTGCGCCGCGCTGACCACCGTCGCCCACGCGGGGTGCGCGGCCAGATCGTCCAGTGCGGCCGCCAGCTCGCGCAGCTCATCGAGGCTCTTGGGGCGTGGCTCGGGCATCAGGCGCCTACATCATCGACGGCGGCTGGCCGCCCATGGCCGACATCATCTGCGGCGGCAGCTGCGGCAGCGGCGGGCCGCCCGGCCCCGTCGGCGGCGCGCCCGGCATCTGCGGCGGTCCCGGCGGCTGCGCGCTGGGCGGCGGGCCACCCGGGGGCGGTGGTCCCGGCGGCTGACCCGGCGCGCCCGGCGGCGGCGCCCCCGGCGGCTGCATCTGCGCCTGCATCGCCGCCATCTGCTGCTCCTGCTGCGCCTGCACTTCCCACTGCCGCATCGCCCGCATGAACTGCGCGCGGTTGGGCACGTCGAACAGGCGCAGCGCCTGTTCAAACAGCGGCACCAGCACGTCGGGCGACGTCAGCACCTGCGCGAGGCTCTGGTTCATCTTCGCAAAGCCGCCCATCACCGACATGAAGCCGTTGTAGTTGGCGCGCTGCTTGTTGCGGTCGGCGCCCTCGACGCTGCCCCGGGGCTTGCCGTGGAACGTGCCGGCCAGTAGGTCGGCCGTGATGTTGCCGTCGGCCAGATCGATGCCGCGCGCGGCCAGCTCGGCCACCATCTTCGCGCCCGGCTCGATGGGCGCCTCCATCGCGGCGCGGCGCCACAGCTCGTGCCGGCATTTGAACAGCTCTTCCAGCGTCTCCTGCATGTTGCGGATCGACTCTTCGATCCGCACGAAGCTCTGCTCGGTGACCATCTGCACTTCGCCCAGCGTGCGCGACGCGTCGGGCGTGGCGCCGAGGCTGACGTCGTTGAGGCCGCTCAGGCGCTCGGCGGCCTGAATGATCCCGCCCTCGCGGTTCATCATCGACGCGGGCACGTCGGGCAGATCGAACGGCTGCACGTCGTTCATGTCGTTGACGGTCATCCGCTGGCCCGGTCCCCACGGCTCCTCGTCGGGATCCCATGCGGAGCTGGTGAGCACCTTGATCGGCGCGTTGTTGACGAGGTTGCTGCGGTCGGCAATCGCGTTGCGCGTGCCGGCGTGCTCTTCGCCAAGGCCCGCCAGCTTCTGCACGTGCGACCGGCCGTAGACGCTGACCGGGTTCGGGTAGGGGCGCAGCAGGTAGTAGCGCGGCAGGTTCAGGTCATCGAGGCGGATGCGCAGGATCACCCGGTGCACCGCGCTGAACGTGATGATGTACCACTCGTCCACGCCGTCGTTGTCGAGGTCGGCGACCAGCTGCAGCTCCCACAGCTCCTTCTCGATGGTGCGCGCGTGATCCTGCGGCGCGATCTGCTGGCCGGTGCTGGCGACGCTGGGCAGCAGCGGCTGGCTCTCGCGGTCGCTGACCGCGCCGAGCGCCTCGACGGCTTTCTTGTCGTAGACGCCGTCGTCGGCGCGCTGCTGCAGCTCGGTCAGGCGCCGCCAGAAGCGCTTGGCGTAGCCCCACACCTCGGAGTCGTCCTGCGCGTGGCCCGGCAGGATCAGGAAGTCGCGCAGGCTGCAGACGCGGTAGCTCGGGCCGCGCCGCACGGGCACTAGCTCCTCGACCACCTGCTCCAGCGCGCCCTGCGCGGCCGGGTCGTCAGCCATCAGGAACTGCCCGCGCTCATCGAGCGCCGGCTGCGGCGCGCCGTCATCGCCGAGCAGGACGGTCCCGTCGGGCGCGCGTTTCGGCTGCACGCGTTTGACGGCGCGTTGTTTCCGCACGTCCGTCTTCTCGCTGCACTCCAGCACGCCCGTCCCCTCGATCAGGGCGAGGTCGAACGCTCGCTGTAGCCAGCCCTGCAGCCGCTCGTCTTCGACTTTCCATTGATGGAACTCCTCCACGAGCGCGGCGCGCTCGGCCGCCTTGCCCCAGCCCTCGACGGTCCACACCGGCTCCACGAAAATCGTTTTCACGAAGCGCGCGCGCATCGCGTCGATCTTCTCGGTGACGATCCATGTGGCGAGGTCAGCGGCGCCCGGGAAGGGCAGCTCGCTGCTGTTGCGCTTGCCCTGTTCGTAGAGCCAGTGCCAGTAGTCGAGGTCGCCGCCGGCCTCGATGATGGTGGAGCGGGCCGCGACGGCGCGCGTGATCTCGTCGTGCAGGAAGTGGACGAGGTCGCTCGTCTTTTCTTCCGACAGCTTGACGTCAAACGCCGAGCGCCGTCGCGGGTCCATCGCTTACCGCCTACCGCCCGCCGCCGGGCCGGCTGCTACCCGACCCGCTGCCGCTGCCGCCGCCGGGCCGAGGGCTGCTCGGGCCGGCCGGCTTGGACGGGCCGCTGCGGTCGGGGCCGCTGCGGTCGGGGCTGTCGCGCTTGTCCTTGTCGCCGTCGCGGTCGGTGTCGCGCTTGCCGCCATCGCGGTCGCCGCCCCGGTCACCTGACGCGCGGTGCTCGCGGTCGCGGCTGTCGCGGTCGTCACGGCCCCGGTCGTCGTCGCGGCCCCGGTCGCGGTCATCACGCCCACGGTCGTCGCGTCCCCGGTCGTGATCGCGGTCGCCCGCCGTGCGTGCGCCGCCGTCGTAGCGGTCGCGCCCGCTGCCGCCGCTGCCGATGTCCTCGCGCGACTCCGCGTCGGGGTGCGGGCTGCCCGGGCCGACAAGGTTCTCGTTGCTCGCGCCGGCGGTGTTGCCGTCGTCGCCCAACACGCTGCGGCTGTCCTTCGGCCCGTCCTGCGGGTCGTTCTTCTCGCGCTGCTCTTTGTCGAACTTCTCGCGCGCCTGCTTGGCCTCCTGCATCGACGCGTGCGTGCGCTGCGACGCTTCGATGTCGAGCTTGCCCTCGTGGTCTTTCAGGCCGAGGCGAGCGCCGAGCTGCTCGGGCGTCTCGTCGTCGGGGGCAGCGTCAGGCGGGCGCGTGGTCATCGCGCCCGAGGGGTGCACGGTCTGGACAGACGATGAAGTGTTCATGGGGGTACTCCGGTCTTGGGTGTACAGCTCGGGGAAGGTGCCACGCGTCTGCATAACGGTCGGGAGTCTACATCAGCGCCGACGCATCAGCACCCAGTTCAGGGCCACCACCAGCACGAGCCATGCCGCGATGCCCGCGAGCACGAGCACGCAGCTCATCGGCGGCGCGCACGCGCCGACCCGCCCCAGCGCCCGCGCTGCACGGGCACCCGATCCATAGGGTCAAGGTCGCGCTGGCTGCGCGCGGCCGCGAGGCGCTCGGCCTTGGCGTGATCGACGCGGCTGGGCTGCGCCGGCCCGTAGGCCAGCACCATGTATTCCAGCGTGTTCATCCCGTGGTCATAGAAGCCGTCCTTACGCGGTCGCCGCGTGTTGGGCGACAGCGTGGTCGCGTACACGCGCTCGTCCCACACGTAGCCGGCCTCCAGCGCGTCCACAAAGTGCGTCGAGCTGACCGGGCCGTCGTCGCGAAACAGCAGCCAGCGGTCGGGGTCCACGAGGAACGCCGGCCCCATCTTCGTGAGGCGCCGCTGGTAGCCGGCGATGTGCTGGATGCAGCGGTCGCGTGCGTCGATGTGGTTGGCGCCGGGGATCGTCCACAGCTGCACGCCGTGCTCGCGCAGCACGTCGGCCGCGCTGACGTTGGTGCCCTGCGAATTGTTTTGATCGCCGGCCGGGTCGCCGGTGCTCAGGATCTCGTAGGGCCACTCGCTCTGCGACGCGTCCTCGACGTTGAACAGGCCGCCGAACCACGTCGCGCGCAGCCCCAGCGCGGAGGGCGCGAAGTCCTCGATGAACTGATCGACGCCCATCACGCCGCCGAGGATGACCAGCTGGCCCCACGGCATGATCTGCCCCCACGTCACGTGCGGGTGCTTGTGGCCGAAGTCCCACGCCTCCAGCAGCGGCACGTCGGGGTTCATGCGCGTCGGGCCGATGTGCAGCTGGCTGTTGAACGTCGAGCCGTAGACCGGCGTGCCGACCACCGACAGGCCGCGCTTGCCTTCGATGAAGCGCCGCCGCAGCGCGTGGCCGGCCGGGTAGGCCAGCTCCAGCGAGCGGATGTAGTGGTCGCCGAGGTTGCGGCGGTTGTCGTAGACGCTGGTGCGCAGGTAGCGGTGCCCGGGCCGCGTGTTGCTGACCGGGAAGTCGCGCGCGAGCCAGTGCGTCTCCCCCGGCGGGTTGGGCGTGAGCAGCACCTGATGCGGGTAGCCGGGCTGCGACAGCCGGGCCGGCACGTAGGCCCGGTAGACGTCCTCGGGCACCTCCTCGGCTTGGTCGATGCCGATGATCGCCAGCGTCAGGCCGGCCAGCTTGGAGAAGCGGCTCGTCTCCTCGCTGGCCTTCAGCGCGCGCAGGTAGACGCGGCTGCTGCCGTCCTTGGTCAGCACCTCGTCGTACTCCTCGTCGGCGTGCCACCGCAGCGCGACGCCGTTCTCGCGGCACCAGTCGCGCCAGCGCGGCTTGAGCTGGGCGTCGAGGCCGTCCTGCGTCCAGCGCGTCAGCGCGCAGTGGATGCCGGGGTGGTCGATGCAGTAGCCGAGCACCTTGGCGCACAGCGGCGTGGTCTTGCCGGCGCGCACGGCGCCTTCCAGATCGACGTAGGGGTCGGTGGCCGCGTCGGCCTGCAGGAACGCCGACTGCACGCCGTTCCAGCGGTGCGTGATGCGCCGGCGGCCGTTGACGATAGCGACCTGCGCCATGGCGCTAGGTCAGCGGGCAGGGGTCGGTGACCGGGTGCGCGTCAGCCGCGCAGCTGCGCGCCGCGCAGCGGGGGCACGGCGGCACCACGATCTCGGTGACGAGCGCGGACAGGTCGGCCTCGACGTCGTCCAGCACGGCCAGCGCATACCGCTGGGCGCCTGAGCCGACGCCGGGCGAGGCTTCGACGTGGCGGCGGTGCTTCGCCACGGTGGCGAGCGCGAGCGCAGCGTCGATGGCCATGTGCCCTATTGTGAGGGAGGCTGCCACTGATCCGGGCCTTCCGCGTCGGGTTCGTTGACGGCAATCGCGCTGTTGGCGTGCATCGAGGCGGCGTGCACGCAGCGGATCGCGAGCGTCTGCTCGGGCGACTCCGGGGTCAGCTCGGCGATGGCGTCCGCGTAGGTGCGGGCCGCCGCGCGCAGCCGCGCGTAGCGGTCGGGCTGCGTGCCGTGGGGTTTGTGGTACGCGAACAGGCGGTCGAGATTCAGCTTCGGCATCAGTGCAGGCTCCGGTGATGTGGCGGGCAGACGCGGTCGAAGCGTCGAGGGTCACTGTAGTCGGGGTGATGGTTCTCGGCGGCCGCGCCGCACAGCTCGCACGGTCCCTTCGGCAGCACGCCGCGTCGCTGCAGCACCTTGGTGTAGCTGCGCGTGTTGGCTTTGCGTCGCTGCTCGTCGGGCAGGTCGCGGTGACGCGGCCGGTGCGCGCGCTGGTAGGCGGCGTGGCACTCGCGGCACCAGCGCTGCCCGGCGCGACGCGGGCGCACGCGGCAGCTCGTGCACGATGTTGATCGTGGAACCATTGAGCGTTCCCCCTGCAGATTCAGTGCAGCGTGATCATCGGCAGCGCGAGATCGATGTGGTGGTGCAGCGTGACGTGCAGCGCTTCGCAGTAGATCGTCGGCCACGCGATCATGCCGAGGCTCATCGCGTCGCGAAACGGATCAGCTGCCTCGCGCACCGTGCTCTCGGCGGTGAGCCAGTCGTAGAGGCGCAGCCGCGCGCCCAGCTCATGCGCCTCCAGCTGGCCCCACGCGCGCCGCAGCGCGTCAGTCGCTGTCGTCTCCACTCGTCGCCTCGGTGAAGATGTTGACGATCTGCACGGGCAAGCGCGACGGATCGCCGGCGTCAAAGTCGATGGTCTGCCCCGGCCGGCCCCAGCGTCGATCTGCCAGCGTCTGCAGCGCCTGCGTGCGGTCCTTCGCTTGCACCTTCAGCGGCTCGCCGAAGAACGTCAACCGGCTCGGCGCGTTGCCCAACGCGAGCACCGCGAGCGCCTGCACGATGCGCTCGCCCTCGGGGCCGCAATACTTGTCCACGATGGTCCGCACGCTCTCCTGCGCCGTAGGCGGCGACACCACTCCACGTGCAGCAGCACTATGCCGCCGGGGGCGTGGGGGTTGCGCCTTTTTCAGCGCGGTCTGCGCGACCTGCAGGGCCGCCCCGGGGCGCTTGTGGCGCTTCTGCCGAGGCGGGCTGGGGCGCGGCTTGCGTTTGACCATGGGGACTACTCGGCGCCGGCCTGCACGATGCGGATGGTGTCGAGCACCAGCTGCAGCTCAGCAAGGATCTCGGGTTCGGCGTCCAGCTCCTGAAACAGCTTTTGTGCGTCGAGCAGCGCGAGGCGACACGTGCCCAGCGCGGCGTACTGGCGCTGCGCGAGTTGGATGACCCACAGGATCGTCGCATCATCGAGGCGCGACCCGGTGGCCTGCTGCTGGAGCTGGACGTCGATGCGGGCGCTCATCTACGCACGGCGCCAGCGCTTGCGCGCGCGCGACGCGAGTCCGATCAGGCCGCTCCCTAGCAGCACGAGGCTTGCCGGCTCAGGCACGGGCACCTGCGCCTGCACCTGCGCGTCGGCCGTGCCGGTGAAGCTGGCGCTGAAGCTGTTGATGGTGCCGCCGCTGATGCCAAGGCCCGGCGTCAGGTTGGACAGCGACAGGCTGAAGCTCATCGGGTCCACGAGGAACACCGGCAGGTCGGTGTCCATGGTCAGCGGGTCAAACGTGATGGTGTTGGCCGTGAACACGGCGCCGGTGCCGCCCTCGCCCCCGAGCAGCAGCGCGCCGCCGAAGCTGCCCGACAGGTAGGAGAACGTGCCGGCGCTGTTGGTCAGGTTGAACGTGCCCTCGTAGTTCTGGAAGATGCCCGTGTCCCCGCCGGGGCCGACAAACGTCTCGGCCGCGCCAATCGACTCCGCGTCGAAGGTGAACAGCGCGTTGGGGTCGGTCGCGCCGCTGACGATGTTGGTGATCGACACGCCGGCGTCCGACGCCAGCGTGGTCGTGCCGTCGCCGTTGTTGGTGGCGAAGAACAGGTTGGTCGTGCCGAGCTGGCCGAAACTGACGATCTGGTCAGCGGACGCACGCACGGGGAGCAGGAGCAGAGCGACAGCGACGGTCAGACAGCGCAGGCTTCGCATCGGGAGGCACCTCATAGTTGGAGCGGCATTATGCCTCAGTCGCCAGCGCGCTCTTGCGCGTGCGCTGCGGCTTGGCGATCAGCGTCAGGTAGAACGTGGTGCTGCCCAGCAGCGTCAGCACGCGCGCCACCTCGGGCACGTCGGCCGGCGCCACCGACAGGCGGATGGTGCCTTCGCCCTCGGCGCTGGTGGCCAGCGTGTTGCCGAGGCTGGGCAGCGACGCCTCGACGCACAGCAGCATCGCGTCGGGGTCGAGCGACGGGGTCGGCGGCTTGGGTTTCACTCGCGCTCCATGACCAACGTGAACCACACGACCGGCACCAGCAGCACCAGCTCGGCGGTGTGCTCGGGACGGCTGCTGCGCCGGCGCCACACCGGCGACAGCTCCGCGCAGGCCGGCACCGTGACCCAGCCGAGCGCATCGTCCCACGACACCACAAACAGGCAGCGGTCAGGCGGCAGGCCGCGCACGAGCGCCTCGGCGCGCAGCGCGTCGTGTTTGGCCAGCGCGAACCACACGTCGCGATACGCGAAGCGCGGGTTGTCGCGACACTTCAGCTCGGCCAGCCCGGTGACGGCGGCCTCCTCCTCGATGTGGAAGTCCACGGGGGCGTACTGGGGCTGGCGCCGCACGTCGCACCGCCACGCGGCCGACAGGGTCGCGGCGATGCCGTCCTCGCGCCGGCGGTCGTCGTCTGTCTCGTAGGTCGGCGTGGTCACGCGGCCGACTCCACGATGGTCTTCTCCACGGCGCGCCAATCGACGCAGCGCACGCGCGGGGCGCGCACCGAGTCCTCCGCGCGCCAGTGCAGCACCGCGCTCGGGAACGGCGCCGTGTTCTGGTCGCTGATCGGGCGCTTGCCGGCGGCGGCGCGGTCCTCGTTGAGCACGGCCAGCTCTTCGGGCGTCAGCCAGAACTTCACACGGCCGCGCAGGAACGCGATGTGGGACCAGCGCGGCCAGCTGTCCTGCCACCACGCGGTGTCGGTGCGCGCGCCGACCAGCAGCGTGATCGACTGGCACCTCGGGTTTTCGCTCAGCTCGTAGACCGCCTTGGCCACAAACAGGCCGACCTCGCTGTAGGGCGGGTTGCAGTAGACGTCGCCGTCCCACGGCGCCTGCAGGCCATCCGGCGTCGCGCTGCCCGGGCCGTGCCACGCCGGCGCCAGCGTCGCGTCAGCGGCCGCCGCATCGAGCGTGAAGGGGCCGTAGGCCCAGCCCAGCCACCGCGCCAGCGTGCGCTCGGTGCGCCACAGGCTCGTCTCACTCGACAACACCACCGCGTCCATCAGTCCTCCTCGATCACCGTCACCGTGACGCCGGGCACCGCGCCCTGCGCCTTGCGCGCGTCGCACGCCACCACCTGCCGGTCGTCCACCCACACGACGCCGGTGCACGCGTCGAGCACGGCGCGCATCAGCTTGTCCAGATCAGGCGGGCGCGTCGCCGGCGTCGCCAGCGTGAAGCGCAGCACCACCGTCAGTGGCCCCGTCAGCGGCTGCGTCCGCATCGTGGCGCGCGCGGTCCAGCCGATGGCGTGCCGCCACTGGGTCAGCCGCCCACTCGACGCGTGGCGCACGCGCCCGCGCTGCGTGATCATCGACCCCTGCGCTACGGGCGACCCGTGTACGGCGAAGGTCAGCGGCGCGTTGGTTGGCGGCGGCACGGCGGGTATCGTCCCACGCCCGGCGGTCGGTGCGCCGGCGCTGCTGCTTGTAGCGCGCCCGGGTGACGTCGATGCCGAAGCGGAACGCCTCCAGCGGCGACAGGGCCGCCAGCTTGCGGCGCACGTCGGCCACCTGCAGCTCCAGCCACACCCAGCGGCGCCACTCGCCCCGGCACGGCGGGCTGCACGTGATCGGCACCTTCGACACCGCGCAGCGCCGGCGGATGGGCGCGTCGCACACGACGCACGGCCGCTCGATCCAGCGGTGCTTGTGACGCTCGCGCTTGCAGAAGGCCCGGTAGGCGATGGCGCAGGTCGTGCTGCAGCTGATCCACCGGAAGCGCCGGAACCCCGGGCAGCCGTTGATGGCGTGCATACAGCACGGGCCGCGCAGCTCGGCGTGGCGCAGCGCCTGCAGGCGCGCGCGGCAGATGTGATTGCAGACCCAGCGGCGCTGGCGGTTGCTGACCGTGACGAGGCGCCAGAGGCCGCACACGCAGCAGAAGAACCACGTGTGGCGCGGCGCCGGCGGCGCGCTCGGGGGATCCGGCCGGGGCGCTTCCATGACCGCCCGGCACAGCGCCGGCATCAGGTCGAGGCGCCACGTGGGCACCGCGTGGTGGACGCGGCGCGACAGGTGCACGGTGCGCTTGCGGCGACGGGTGCCCTTCACGGCCGCTCCCGCAGCGACGCGACGATGCGGGCCACGCACGCGCGCCAGTCGTCGCAGACCGGGTCGTGCAGGCAGCCGCCGCGCATGTTGGCGCGGATCCGGTGCGCGCGCTCCAGCTCCGCAGCGGTCGGCGGCGCCGGCGCGTAGGCCGCCGGGTCGTCGGTCCAGCGGCGGTTGTTCAGGTAGGTCGTCGGGTGCGGGATGAAGCGCGGGTGCTCGGTCCACTGCGGGCTGGCCACCTGCAGCGGCAGCACGCGCTGGAGCTGGGTCCACTCCGCTCCACTCAGCGCCGCGCGAATGAACGCCGCGCGCGCTTTGTGTTTGTCCACGCGCCGCGCCGCCGGCCACGCCTGCCAGAACACTTCGAACCGATCATCGCTCGCGCGCATCGGCACCTCCGCGTCAAACAGTGCGGGCTGCATTATCGGCCGCCCCACGGGCGCCGGATGGTCACGCCCTGTTCGAACGCGGCGCGGCGCGCGGGGTCCAGATAGCGGCCGGTGATGCGACGCACCCAGCCACGACGCGGCGGCCACGGCACGCCGAGCGCGCGGAACTGCGCGAGCGTCCACGCGCCGGCCGGCGTGCGGTGCGCCATCAGCCACTCGACCGTGATGCGGCCGTCGGTCGCGGCGCGCGGCGTCACTGTCGGCAACGGCAACGGCGGCGGGTCGCTGTCGAGCACAGGCGCGAGATCGCGGTAGGTCGTCACCGTGATGTCGCGGCCGATGCGACGCGCGAGATCAGCGAGCGCGCCGGTCGCGAAGCCGCGCGCGCAAACCACGTAGCTGGTTGGCTGGTGTACAACCCCGGCGCCTGTACCGTGATCGTCCCCACAACCAGCTGTACCCTCACAACCGTTCTCCTCAGACACACGCCCCCCTCCCCCATAGCCCTACCAGAAGACCGGATCCCCTCGCGCCTACGATTTCCACAGGTGTGAAAACCGCAAGCTGCGCTCGGGTGCGCCTGCGCCTCGTTGGGTTGTGGGGAACTGGCGAACCGGCTACCATGACGGCACCCGGGTTCGCGTGTGTTCGCAGCACACCGAACAAGGAACAGGGCCGAGCCGGTGTCACGCACCGTGTCTCGGCCCGAATTGTTTACCGCGCCGTCGCGCGTGAAGTCAAGTGCCCACAACGCGCTGCGTACTCGGCGCGAGACACCACAAGCGGCAGTGACCCCGTCAGATCGTCCCCCCGTGCCGGAAGTCGGGCACCACCGCGCCGTCGAGGCAGTGCCACAGGTGCAAGCAGAACGGGTGGTCGTTCACGTACTCGGCCGCGACCGGGAAGACCGAGATCGCCCAGCGCGCGTCGCCGAGCGTCCAGTCCTTCACGCTGCGCAGCTCGTCCCACGTCGGCAGCCGGTCGCGGTGCGACACGCTGACGTGGATCCAGCGCTTACCGTCGGCCTCGCGCTCGACGCTGAAGATGGCGCCGAGCCGGCGCGCGCGGTTGATGAAGGTGCCGGCCATGTCGTTGACCGGCGCCCAGCCGGCCGGCAGCACGCGCGGGCACAGCTCGGCGCTCAGGCGCTGCCCCTCGGGGCTGACGATGCCCGGCGTCATCGCCGCGTGCTCCGCACCTGCGGCGCCTTGGGCACGCGCTTGACGCCGGGGATCGCGAACGCGTCGCCCTGCTGCTTGACGAGCAGGTCGAGGCCCGCCTGATTCGGCGCCAGCACGACGGCCATCATGGCCGGGTTGGCGTGCGCGAACGCGACGAGCAGCGCGAGGTCGGTCAGCTCGGCCTCGTAGCTCAGCGTCACCGCGACGCCCTTGGTGCGCGGCGCCGTCGTCGTCGGCGTCGTCACCGGCTCGGCGAAGTGCTCGACCGGCATCGACCGGATGTCCTCGGCCTGTCGCGGGCTGATCAGCGCGGCCAGTGCCGCCTCGCCCTCGCGCCGGTCGGCCGCCTCGCGCGCCTGCTGCTCGGCCTGCGCACGGCGCTCGCGCTCCTCGGCGCGCTGCCGGTCGATCTCGTAGTTGCCGATCTTGGTCGTCACCAGCGACAGCGCGGCCACCGGCACCGCGCTGCGCTCGCGCAGCTCCTGACACAGGCCACTGTGCAGCGCGTGCGCGCGCTGAATGTGCGGGCGGAACGCGCCGTCGATCTCGCGGATCAGCGCCTTGATGCCCTCGCGTGTGTCGATGGCCAGCTCCATCGTCTCGGGGCCGCTGATCGTGACGGCCTCCGCTTCGGCCAACACGTCGCTCTCACCGGCGACGGGCGGCACCACTACCAGCTGGGTGTCCTCGGTCATGCTCTGCTCCTGTTGCGGGCCTGCAGCTGCACCACGCGCACGCAGGCCATGAAGTCGGGATAGTCGAGCGGGTCGCGGTAGGGCACGACGCGCGGCTCGCCGCTCAGCGACAGCCGCACCGCGTAGCGCTCGTGCGGCTCGACCAGCGGCCGCGCGTAGCCGGCCAGCTGCAGGCCGGTCCACCACGGCAGGCTGCCGGTCTTCAAGTCCACGACGCACGGCCGGCTGATGCCGCGCATCCGCACGCGCAGGTCGCGCCAGCCGGCGTAGCTGCCGCCGTCCACCAGCTCCTCGGCCCCGAGCACCTCGACGCCCATGGTGGCCATCCACCACTGCGCCGCCGTGAAGTAGGGCACGTCGTCGGGGTCGAGGCACGCCAGCGCCGCGTCCTCGCTGCGCTGCGTCAGCTCAAACATCGCGGCGTGGACGCGCGTGCCCCGGTCGCGCGCCCACGTGTCACTCGGGTCGTAGGCGCGCATCAGCCCCGCCGCGTCAATCACCTGCGTGACCGATGGGACACGCACGCCGTCACGGGCGAAGACGTGCGTGGCCTCATCGAACGTCAGCACTAGCCGCGTGCCTCGGCCTTCACCACGACCACCGTCATGCCGTCCATCGTTTCGAACGTCACGCCGTTGTCGCCGGGGAACTCGATGCACGACAGCACGCGCGTCAGCTGCTCAGGCGTGAGCTGCGATGTGCTGTCGTAGTTGTAGAGCTGCTTGATCAGCGACTTCACATCGGCCTCGGCCCATGCGCAGTCCTTCGCGGTCTTGAACAGCAGCGCGCGGTCGCGCGCCGTGATGCCGCCGGTGCCCACGGGCACGTCGGTCCTCGGCGGCGCCGTGCTCGCCGGCTTGGTGGCGCGGCCACGCGCGGGCGGCTTCGGCTCGCGCGCCGGCAGCTCGTTCTCCAGCTGGGGCGGCGCCTCCGTCGGCGCCGGCGTCTCGGGGGCGGCCGCTTTCGCCTCGCGGCGCTGGCGCTCGCGCTCGCGCGGCGTTGTCTCGCGCGTCGGCGCCGGCTGCGCGAGCTGGCCGTCGTCGTCGTCTTCACTCGCCACGCCGGCCAGCGCGGACAGGCCGTAGCGGCGCAGGTAGGTCAGCAGCGACCCCATCCCCTGCGGCGTCGCGTCGCCCAGCGGCAGACGCAGCACGCTGCCGATCCACTGCCCGCTGGTGTGCAGGAAGCGCGTGTCCACCTGCAGCAGCACGCTGCGCTCGGTGTTCAGGATGTTGGCGCTCTGCACCAGCGCGATGCCCTGCGCGTTGAGCGCCGGGCGCACGGCCGCGATGACCGAGGCCAGCGTCGCGTAGCTGTACTTGTAGCTGCCGCCGCCGCGCATCTCGACATTCGCGGTGCGGTCCTTCGCGACCACGCCGAAGGCCGACTGCGCCGCGCACAGCGCGGTGATGATGTCCACCACCGTGTCGCTGCTGTGCAGCACCGGCGTCGGCGTCGCCGCCACGCGCGCGCCGGGGGTCTGCCCGGTCAGCGCCTCATTCACGACGCGCGGCCGCACGGCCGGCGCTGTCTCTGTCGTCTGCTCGTTGTCACTCATCGGTCTGATCTCCTCGTTCATCACAGCGGGTCGGCGCGCACCGCCACCAACACTCCGACGTCGTCACGCACCGTGCGCAGCACGCCGCTGCGCTCGCCCTCGATCACCGCGCGCTCGACCTCCGCACGCGGCACCGCGAGCACCGTCGCGAGATCGTCCAGCAGCGGGTTCGCCATCGCGAACGTCTCGCCGCGCACCTGCAGCGTCTGCGTGTCGTGCTGCACGCGCAACGCCGCGCTGCGCGCGAGTGCCGACAACACGCGGCCCGGCGACCGGCCCTCGCGATCCGTCTGTCCTTCTTCCATCGGGCGTCCCTCCATGCGCCGCAGTGTGGCACACCCCAGCGCTGGGCGCAACAACACCCGAGCCGGTCGGCCGAATCGCGGGTTTTCCTTAAGGTTTGCGGGGGGTTGACAACCGAGCGCTGGGTGGCACATACTGTGTTGGTCGGTGGTTGACACCGACACCGGCGCACACCGCGCCGCGACCGAGGAGGTCACGACCATGGCACACCAGATTGACGAGACGACGGGACAGGCAGCTATCGCTTACATCGGTTCGACGCCGTGGCACGGCCTCGGCAAGCGCATCACCCCAACGCAGGCGCGCGACCTCGACTACGTGCGTGTCGCCGCCGGCCTCGACTTCACCGTGGACGCGCGCGGCATCGCGTTCCTGCAGGACGGCGCGTGGCAGGCGACGCCCAAAGGGCAGGCCGTCGTGCGCACCGACACCAACGCGGTGCTCGGCATCGTCGGCCCCAGCTACACCGTCGTGCAGAACGCGCAGGCGCTCGACGTGCTGCGCCCGGCGGTCGAAGAGCTGGGTCTGACGGTCGCCGTCGCCGGCGCGCTGCAGGGCGGCGCCATCGGCTGGGCGCTCGCGCAGCTGCCGACGTCGGTGGACGTCACCGGCACGGGCGACACGGTCAACGGCTACGCGCTGTTCCGGTGGTCGCACGACGGCTCGGTCGGCATCGTCGGCGACCTGACGCCCATCCGCGTCGTCTGCCAGAACACGCTCAACGCGGCGCTTCGCGGCAAGACCGCCGGCGTCATCCGCGTGCGGCACACCGCGTCGGCCGAACGGAAGCTGGACGAGGCCGCGCGCATCGTCACCAAGCTCACCGAGTCGCTCATCGCCACGGGCGAGACGTTCACGTCGCTCGCCGCGCGCCGCCTGTCGCAGCGCGAGGTCGTCGCCTATATCGAGTCGGTCATCCCGCAGGAGGGCGACAAGCTCTCCGACGTCGTCAAGGCCCGCCGCGCGACCGTCGCGCAGCTGCTGGAGACGGGCGTGGGGGCGAACCTCGCGTCGCCCGACGGCCCGACGGCGTGGGGCGCCTACAACGCGGTCACCGAGTACTTCGACCACGTGCGCCCGGCCGAGGCGCGGTCGGTCAGCGGCCGCCAGCGCGCCAACGAGTCGGCGCTGTTCGGCGGCAACAACGACGTCAAGCGCTTCGCACTGGCGCAGGCGCGCGAGCTGGTGGCGGCGTAGCCACCACCCCCACGGGGCGGGCATGGCGCCCGCCCCGGTCCTACTCAACCATCGAGGGAGACACGTTCATGTTCACGACCACCGGCAACCTCTGCTACGTCCTCGGCTGCTACGACGCGCGTGCGACGCAGTCGGCCCAGCACCGCCACTTCGGCCGCGTCGCCACGTGCGACAGCCACCACCCCGACCGAGGCGGCATCGGCGTCGGGTTCGGATCGCTCGACGCGCCGGCGCCGCCGGCGGCCCCTGTGGCCGCGCAGGCGCCCGCTGGGGGCCAGCGCACGCCGCTGACGGTCAGCGCGTCGCCTGACCGCCCCAAGCCCGTCCTGCCGCCGTCAGGGCTGGCGCAGGTCACCCCCGAGGTGGCGCGCGAGCGCATCGCCGCCGCCCGGGCGCGCGCGGTCGCCTCGGCCGCGCAGGCAGGGGGTGCGCTGTGATCGTTCGCGTCCCCCGCCAGTTCATGTTGTGGGCGCCGCGCGTTGGCCCCATCGCCGGCTGCGTCGGCCTCGACAGTGCGGCCGCCAGCCGCCTGTTGCTCGACCGCGCCGCCAACGGCACCGCGTTTCCCGGCGAGCGCGTGCGGCCGTTGAAGGTGCACGTCACCATCGCGTCTGATGGCGGCGTCACCGGGTTCGTGGTGCCGGCTGTTATCCGAGGAGGTGTTCTGTGATCTTTCCGACCGTCCACTTGAACGGGTCCAGCGCTGAGACGCTGGCCAACGACTACACGACCGCGCTGGAGGCGCTGCGCGCGGCGCAAGGCGCGCTGGCCACCACCGCGCCCAACGCGCGCGACTACTACGTGCAGGACGCCGGCGCGTTCGACCGTGCGCGCCACGAGCACCTGCGACGCGTCGAGGCGCTGCAGGACGTCGCGCTGCAGGTCGGGATGCTGCTGGAGAACGTGCTCGATCAGACAGCGGCGCGGCGCGCGCGAGGGAGGCGATGATGGGCACCGTCTCGCTCCGCGACAGCTTCACGCACGCCGCCGCCGAAGCAGAGATCACCCGACGGCTCCTCGCCGGCGAGCGCGTGTTGCTCGTTGGCGTCAAGCCGACCAACCTCCCGCAGGTGCTCGCGCAGCACCCGCAGGTCGAGCTGTGGGACAGCGACGGCCCGCAGGTGAACCGGCGCAACGTGCCGGCCAGCGCGCGCGTCGTGCTGTTCGCCAAGTGGATCGGCCACGACGCGCACAAACAGATCCGCGACGACGCGGCGCGCGACAACAACCGCTTCGTGTGGCCCGAGCTACTCGGCACCGGCGAGATACGCCGGCTGCTGCAGCCGCTGACGGCCAACGCCCCGGAGCCGGCGCCGGCGCGCTGGGACGGCAGCACGCGCGACTTTGTCGAGCAGCACTGGCAAGTGCCCGACGACCGCAGTAACGGCTGGCAGGCGCGCGAGGCCGAGCGCCTGCACCGGCTCGCCGGGCAGCACGGGCTATCCACGTCGCGGCACTACCTGCAGACCGTCGTCAGCCAGATCAACGCGCAGCGCGGCCAGCAGGCGCGCGACGAGGAGCAGCTCTCGCGTGAGCGCGCCGCGCTGGCCGAGGAGGCGCTCGACCGCGAGAAGGCCGCGCAGCAACGCCGGCACGCGGCCGACGCGATGCTGCCCACAACGGTGCCGGCGCCGGTGCCGGTGATCATGGCCGCCGCCGCGCACGTCGAGGCCGACGACGAGGTGCGCGTCAGCACTGAACTCACCGAGCTGCTGCGGATGATTGACGACGCCAGCGCCGTGCTCGGCCTCGCGCGCGAAACCATCGTGCGGCTGTCGAAAGAAAACGCCGAGCAGCGCGGCGTGCGCGAGCGGCTGCGCGCGAAGATGCAGGCGGCGCTCGACAACCTCTAACCCTCAAAACCCCCGGGTTTCCTTAAGGTTTCCCGGGGGTTGACATACCCAGCGCTGGGTGTCATACTCTCTGTGTTGGTTGGCGCTGGGCCGGCCACGAGGGAGATAGACCAATGAAGACCATCAACACCATCGAGACGCCGTTCGGCACCTTCACGCGCAAGTCCGACACCACCTACGCCTTCGCCGCCGTCGCCGAGGCCGCCGTCAACCCGGAGCAGGGGCTGCGCGTCGTCGGCAACCGCAAGGGCGACTTCACGGTCGAGCGGTCCTACACCAACTCGGTGGGTGAGACATCGACCTACGACGAGCCGCGCGTCCGCTATCACATCGTGTGGTCGCGCACGGCCGCCGGCGCGCAGAAGAACGCCGAGAGCTACGTGTGGCAGGCCGCGCGCTGCGCCGGCGTGTTCCCCGTCATCGCCCGCTAACCCCGCACCGCAGGAGTCACGACCATGACCAAGTCCCAAGAGATCGCCGCGCTCGACAAGTTCATCGCCCAACTGGGCACCGCGTCCTACCTCGGCCCGTGGCTCGCGGATGCCCGCGCCGAGATCGTGCGCGACATCACCAGCGACATCGCGCCCAGCGCGCAGCTGCCGGGCGCCGCGCGTCGCGATGCGCGCGACATCGTCGCGGCCGCGAAGGCCGAGGCCGACAGCCTGCGGCAGGCCGCTGAGAGCACCGCCGCCGGCCTGCGCGCGCAGACGCAGCGCCAGTGCGACCAGCAGCGGCAGATCGTCGCCGACCTGATCCGTCGTCACGCAGAGGAGGCGGCCCGCGCGTTGGGCCGACTCTGATGGCGAGGATCGCAGCGACCGTCCCGAAGCACGGCGACCCGTACCCGACCGTGCGCGCGTGGATGCAGCGCCTCGGCGCCACCGCGCTCGACATCCGCGCCAACGAGGTGAAGCTCGATCACGCCGCGTGCCGCGTCTACGTCGCCGCCATCATGGGGCCGACGTTCGACCTGCGGTTCCGCGTGCTGCACTCCAGCATCGGGCGCGGCGGCCACCGCTACATCGTGCTCGACCGCCAGACGCGGCACACGCTGGGCACCGTGCTGCACGAGTGTGCGCACGCCATCCAGCTGACGCGACTACAGGAGCGGAAGGCCGTGCGGCGGTCGTTGTACGACGCCGCGCGCGCGAAGGGCCGCCACGCCCACTTGCAGGCGCTGCCGGCGCGCACCGACTACCACGGCGAGGCGTTCTGCCGCACCTACGCCCGGCTCCTGCGGGACACGCTGACGTAGGTTTTTGCTAGGGTTTGTGGGGGGTTGACAGACCCAGCGCTGGGTGTGCTATGATTCTCTGGTCGGGCGATGGTGCCCGGCCAGACCGAAGGACAACGACGATGACGAGCAAGTGGACGGTGAAGCGCCAGACCGAGATCGGCTCCAAGCAGTGGGGCGTCTACCGCAACGGCCAGCTGGTCGAGGGCGGGTTCTTCGCCTACGACGCGGCCGACAGCAGCCGCGCGCAGCACGCCGCCGACGAGGCGCGCGCCAAGCCGCAAGCTGACGACTACGGCCGCGAGCCGATGGCCGACCGGATCGACTACTAACCGACGGACCCGAGGGAGGCACGACCATGGACAGCATCCGCAAAGTCACGATTCGGCAGAACGCGTGGGACAACTGGGCCGGCTACATCAGCGGCCGCCACGCCTGCTACTTCTTCGCGCACCAGCACGGCGACGACCAGCAGACGCAGGCGGTCGCGTGGCTGCGCGCGACGCTGGCCGAGGAGGTGCGCCGCGTGTATGGCGCCACGCTCGCGCGCCTCGCGCAGGGCACCAACCGCACGCAGCTGACGGTGGACACCGACGACCTCGCGCAGGCGCTCGCGCTCGTGCGCGCCGCCGAGGAGCACCAGCTGCCGGTGCTGCACACCGTCGTCACCAAGGGCCGCGCGCGCCGCTACGACGTGCAGCGCGTCACCATCCGCGCCCGCGAGTGGGACATCGAGGTCAGCGGCGTGGGCGACAGCGTCGTGCTGTTCGCCGGCCACAGCGAGCAGGGCATCGACTGGCTCGGCGAGCACCTGCACGTCGAGAGCTGGCAGCGACTCGGCCGCAGCATCGGCGTCGAGCACCGCTACGCCGGCGCCATCGTCAGCGGCGCGGCCGACGCCGGCCTGCGGGTGCGGGTGCTGTGATGGTGACGTGGACGTTCCGCTACAGCGACGGCGTCGTGCAGCACCTGTGCGACGCCTGCGGCCGCCGGCAGGCGGCATCCCTCGACGCGCGGCTGCCGCGCGAACACGAGCACGGCGCGACGACGCGCAAGGGCAAGGGGCGCACGGGCTGGACGGTGACCGTCCTGCGCGCGCCGCAGACCGACGAGTGGCTCTACAGCGTGCAGTGCGCACAGTGCGCGGGGCCGACCGAAGACGAGATCAACCACTTCCTGAAGACCGGAGATTAGCGATGGATCCGAACGCGAACCTACAGGCGCAAGAGCGCCTCCTGCGGCACGACCGCCGCCTGACGTCCGACGACCGCGCGTGGCTGCACGACCTGCGCGGCGACCTGAAGCGCTGGCTGGCGGCCGGCGGCTTCGCGCCCGACTGGGCCGCGTGCCCGCTGGCCTCGGTTTACTTCGGCCACGGCGTACTGGCCACGTAGCCCATCGCTGGGTGTTATACTGAGGGGGTTGCCATGCGAGTGAACGTGACGATTGTGATGGACGAGGAGCAGCTGCGGCGCGTGCGCGCCACCGTCGGGCGTGGCGGCCGCGCGACGCGCGACGAGGTGCGCATCTGGTTGCAGCGCGTGATGCAGGTGGCGCTGACCCACGCGCCCGAGCCGAAGCGGCGCCGGGTGAAGGCCGCCGCGCCGCCGCCGGCGGTGGTGGACACGACGCGCGCGCCGGCGCTGCCCGAGGTGGAGTCGGCGCCGGTGACCGACGAGACGCGGTGCCGGCACTGTGCACGCCGCTACGAGAACCATGGCCGTATGAGCCAGACGTGCCCGCCGGGCTTCGGCGCGCGCGTGGGGAGCCGGTTCGCGCCGGCGGTTGGAGGATGACGTGACGATTGACGTGACAGTGCAAAAGGGAGGGGCCACCGCGCGCGAGCCGGTCTACCTGCAGCCGGGGATCACCGAGGCGCGCTACAGCACCAAGCGCGGCGCGGTGGACATCGTGCGCGGTGGCCGCGACAAGATCGCCGCCGCGCTGCGGGCGGCCGGCTACGAAGTGAACTGGGTGGACCCGAACCCGGCGCGGGTGCTCGGGGCGATGACGTCGCAGGCCAAGGCCGACGCGGCGCGCAGGAACGGGGCGAAGAACAAGGGCCGCAAGCGCGCGGTCACGAAGTAACCGAGGGACCGAGGGAGGTCGCGACGATGGCGAAGTTTAAGACGGTGGAGATCGACGGGCGGAAGTTTGACGTGGAGCTGGACAGCGACGGGCACTTCCGCGCGCTGGACGACGGCGACCTCGTGAAGGCCGACACGTTCACCGCGCTGCAGGAGAAGCTGCGCGCGCGGTGCCGCCGCCAGAAGGTGCGGCTGGCGCTGCCCATCACACTGCTGGGCGTGACGCAGAAGCCGAACCCGCAGGCGCCCCACAGCTGGGAGCGCGGCTCGGCGCTGCGGCCCGACCGCGACACGGTCGATGCGACGGTGACCGGGGTGCACGCGCAGAACCGCGACCTGCTGACCGAGCTGCCCGACGGCACGAAGCACCGGATGGACGGCAACGGCTACGCCCGCGAGGGCACCATCACGCGCCGGCTGACGGCCGCCGAGAAGGCCACCTACATCCGGCTGGCCACGGCCGCCGCCGACGCCGACGAGGCGCTGGAGACGTTCGTGGCCGGCGTCAAGATCGACAACGCCCGGGAGTGGGTGCGCGAGCAGGTCGAGGCCGCCGAGAAGGCCCAGCTCGACGCCGAGCCGGCCGTCGAGGAGGCGCCCGCCGACCCCCGGCTGGCGGTGCCGAGGCGCCGTCGGTGAGCTGGGAGCCGAACCGGCCGAAGCACGGCCGGCAGCCGACGCTGCCCCCGGGGCCGGTGTCGCGGCCGCTGCGGCCCCCGCCGTGGCTCAGGGACGCGCCCCCGCCCGGTGACCCCTCGCCGGCGCCTGCGCCGCCTGCAGGGCCGCCAGACGCGCCTGACGGGCCGCCCGAGCCGGGGCCGGCGGTGCTGGGGGTGACGGCCTACTGCTGGCCCTGCAAGGGCGCCCAGCGGTTCGAACGGCCGGCGCCCGGGGTGCCGCGCCGGTGCACGGCCTGCCGGATGCCACAGGGCCACCGGCGGCCCGTGGTATGCACGACCTGCGGCGGGGCGCTGCCCCGGGTGCCCGAGCACCACGACGCGCCCGGGCAGGCCCGGGAGCTGTTCTGCACGTGGCGGTGCCTGATGGTGCGCCGGGACGACCCCGAGGCGCGCGTCATCAGCGCGCGGATGGGCTGGGCGCGCCCGTGAGCAGCAAGGCCGTCGTCTACATGGAGCTGGCGCCGGTGCTGTGCCCCACCAAGTGCGGCCGGCTACTGGCAGTCGAGCGGGAGGTGTGGAACCCGCGCCTGCGGCGCTGGACGGGGCAGCTGCGGTGCCCGGCCGGGCATCACATCCACGACACCCGCCAGCTGCACGAGCCGCGCCCGCACGACTTCGTGCCGGGCGGGCAGCCGGCGCTGTTCTAGGCCGACCACTGGCCGCTGATCGTGACGGTCGGCTGGAACCCGGTGGCGTGCGCTTCGCGGAACAGCTGGCCGTCCACGAACAACTGCGCGGTCAGCGTGCCCTCTTCGAACAGCGCCGACGACACGACCAGCGACAGGAACATCAGCGTGCGCGTCGAGCGGATGGTGGCGAACCACGGCAGGTCGGTCGTCAGCAGCGTGGTGCCCTCGGTGGTGCTGCTGTGGCTGATGTCCACGCGGCGCACGGTGCCGGTGACGCGGAACTCAAAGCTGTGCACCGGCGGCGGCGGGGGCGGCTCCTCGATGGGCGTCGGCTTGGTCGGGTTCTCGCCGTTGCGGTCGGCGAGACACTGGCGCCGCTCGTGCCGGTCGTCAATGTCCTCGCAGTCCTCCTCGTCGGAGCACGCGCAGGCCGCCGCCAGCACCGGCAGCACGGCAGACAGGAAGAGGCGGCGGTTCAGCATAGCGGCGTCAGGGTAGCACAACCAGCGCTGGGCGCAGGGAGGCGACAATGGAGATCGTGATCATCGGGCTGGTCGGGATGTTTCCGCTGCTGGGGCTGCTGGCCTTTGACGGCGACAGTCCCAACTATCGCAGCAACGTCCGCAGCGTTGTGCACGGCAGCGCGCTCGTGCTGGCCGCGCTCGTGCTGTGGTGGTTCGCCCCGCTGTGGGTGCGCGCGATCATTTGACCGGGAGCACGACCAGCAGCTGCGCGATGATCGCGAGCAGCACCGCGATCCACAGCGGCGCCTTCCCCAGCGAACTGGCGATGGTGATCAACAGGGCACAGACGAGCAGGATCAGCGTGATGGACAACATGGCAACCCCCAAGAGTGTGACGACGTTGACGCCGCGCGCTGCAGCGCCCTACGACCCACGCGGCGCGCATCTGCGGCACCAGCCGCGCGCGCGGTGCTACGGCTGCGGCGGCGGCTCGCACGAGACGCGCCTGCTGCATCTCGACCGCCGTGGCCTCGACTGGCACGCCGACTGCTACGTGACGATCCTGCAGACCGCCCCGCCGCGCGACTGGCGCACGGGCCGGCACGTGCTGCCCTTCACTCGCTGACCGGGCGGATCTGGTCCCGCGAGAACACCTGATACTCGTCGGGGTTCATTTTGTCGCCCCGGAAGATCACGCCGTCGTGCTCGGGCGTCAGCGCCGTGAGCGCCTCGCGCTTGGCGTCGCCGAAGCTCATCCCGCGCTTGCGCAGCTTCGCGACCGTGTCGGTGATGTCCAGCGGGTGGTGCATCACGAGGTGCGCCGAGAGCACGCGGCCCGGCGGGTGCTTGATGCCGGCGCGCGGCGGCCGCGTGTAGCCAGACGCGCTGCGCTGATCGGTGGTGAACGACACGCCGCGCGCGCCGCTGACCGGGCGCACGTTCGGCCGCGCCGGATCGAGATCGGTCACCACGATGTCGCGCGCCGTGCTGCCATGGTGCACCGTGATCGGCCGGCCGTCGGGATGCCGCAGCAGCCCGCCGCCTAAGTCGCCCTCCGTCCCGGTCGCAGCGGCCGCCGCTGCCCCCGGGCGCTGCTGGCGGTCGCGCTGCCGCTTCCACCACTTCAGCATCACGCGCTGGTTGGCCGACAGGCGCGGGTCCGCTTCCAGTGCGGAGATGCGCGCCGCGATCTGGTTCGGGTCGAGCACCGACCCGCGCTCGTAGACGTGCGGGCGCCGCGCGGCCGCTGCGTTGCGCGCCGCCGGGCTGCCGGCCAGCCACGACATGCCGCCGGTGCCCTGCTCCTGAAACTGCAGCAGGTCGTAGACGGAGTACTGGTTGAACTCCATCCCCAGCGTCTTGGCCACCAGATTGTTGTGCCCGCGCGACGGCGTCGCGACGACGTCGAGCACGAGCGTGTTGGGCGGCACTTCGCGGCCCGCGAACTTCACCGCCGTCTTGCCCGCGCGGCGCTCGGCCGGCGTCAGCGCGGGCGCGACCCAGCCGCCGATGGCGAAGTCGGGGTTGCGCAGCAGGTCGGCGTTGTCCTGCATGAACGCCACCACCGCCGGGATCCAGCCGTCCTCGGCCGACTTCGCCGCGCGCGGCACCATCAGCTGGCGCTCGGGGAAGATCGACACCGCCGTGACGTCGGTGCCGGCGCGGCCCTGCCCGCCCAGCGCAAACGTCGCCCCGCCGTTGGCCTCGATGCTGTCGGTGACTTCCTTGGCCAGTGCACTGTCGCGCGCGAGCAGCTGCTTCTCGGCGCGCTCGACGCGCTCGGCGTGCGGGATCGCGACCGTGCGGCGCCCGACGCGCTCCTCCAGCGGCACGTCAGCCAGATACGGGTCGAGCCGCGCCGCGCCGGCGGCCGCGAGATGCTCCTGCTGATCGAGCGGCAGTCCCTGCGCGCTTTTCTTGCCGCCGAACAGGTCGCTGCCGAACTTCTGCCGGAACCACAGCGTGGCCTGCGCCGCAATCGGCGACATGCCCGTGCGCTTGGCGGCCTCCATCAGGTTGCGCTCGGTGACCTCGTAGCCGACGTCCGCGATCAGCTTGTTGCTGACGTACTCGCTGCCCTGCGCGGTCGAGCGGTGCGCCTGCCGCACGGTCGGCTTCGCGAACTGCTGCGTGAGCACGCGCGCCTCGCGCTCGATGCGTGCGACCTCGCGCGGCGTGATGGGCGTGCCGCGCGCCTCGGCGCGCTTGGTGGCCTCGGCCATCAGGCGCTGCTGCGTCTGATCGACGCGCGCCTGCTGCGCCTGTTCCGCCAGCGTCTGCGCTTCGCGCGCGATGCGGGCCTCGTCGGCCGGCGTGATCTCCAGCCCGCGCGCCTCCGCGCGCTTGGTGGCTTTCGCGAGCAGCCGCTCCTCGATCTGCGCCACGCGCTCCGGGTCCACGTCCACCACCGACACCTGCCGCACGCGGCGGTCGCCGCCGCGCACGAGCGGCTCGCCGGTCGCCGGATCGATCACGGGCGCGCCGCTGGGCGTGCGGCGCAGCACCGGCTCGTCGGTGCGCAGCGGGATCTCGGTCGGCAGGCCCATGCCGCGCAGCACCCAGCGGTCATTGGTGGTCGGGTCGATCATGCGGCCGATGGCGTCGTGGCGCTGCACCTGCGCGAGGTTGTGGAAGTAGCTCTCGATCTTCCGCCCGCCCAGCGTCTCCTTCGTGCCTTCCATCAGCGCGCGCAGCGCGGGGATCCCCGGCTTGCGTTCGTTCATGCCGAAGATGCGGCGCTGCTCGCGCGCCTTCCGGCCGCCCTCGGGCGTGATCGACTCCATCCCGATCATGCGCGTGCGCAGCCACTCCATCAGCTGCGGCCGCGTGAGATCGTCGGGCGCGGTCTTCACGGCGTCGGCGACACGCTTGTAGAGCGCGAAGTTATCCGCCGGCGGCGTGTTGGTGCCAAACGCCGCGAGCGCCTCCAGCGCGAAGTACTGCTTCTCGGTCAGCGCCGGGCGCACGATATTGCCGGCGGCGTCGGTGACCGCCGTGCCCGCGACCGTGGCCGCGCCGGGCGCCGCCGGCACGTGCGACTCCACCATCCCGCGCGCGCCGTCATACCAGCCGCCCTGCAGCGCCTGATCGGTGTCGATCATCCGCTCGGTGCGTCGCACGTCGAGCGCGCGGCCGCCGCTGTCGCGGTCCACCTTCGCGACCAGCTCGCGCGCCTGCGTCTCGGCGGCGTCCAGTGTGCTCGTGACCTTCTCAGCGACGCGCTCCGCGTTCCACGTCGGATAGCGCTGCTGGAAGTGCTTGGTGAGCATCGGCGTCAGCCGCTGACGCGAGATCGCCGAGCTGCGGCCTTCGGAGATGTCGCCGGCCAGATGCACCAGCGCCTTGCGCGTCGGCGGCATCTGGCGGTAGGCCATCGCGCCGAACGCGACCGTGCTGCCGGCCAGCCCGAGGATCTGCAGGCCGCTGACGGCCGTCGCGCGCATCTCGTCGTCGGGGATCAGGCGCCGCATCATCGGCGTGTCGCCCAGCTCCTGCGCGGTCAGCGCGAGCGTCGGCCCGGCCGCGACGTTGACGGCGCCGGCGCCGCCGGCCTTGAGCAGCCGTCGGCCGACCGACGTGGCGGCCGCCGCCGGGCCGCCCGCCTTCATGCCGGCGCCGCCGAGGAGCAGCCCCATGCCGCCCCCAACGATCTTGGCGGGGTTGCGGGTGGTCAGCCCTTCATCGAGCGCGGCCGCGCCCTGCAGCGCCTCGACGCCGCTGGCGACGCGCCCCACGCTCTCGGCGCCCTTGGCGAAGCGCGTGCCGGCGGCCAGCGGCCGCGCCACCGAGCTGGCGAGAAACGCGAGATCGCTCGGGCGCGTGAACTGCTCCAGCGCGGCGGTCGCCTTGTTGACGTTGGGGTGCCCTTCCCACTCGGGCAGATCGATCAGCGGCTGGTCGTAGCGGTTCACGACGTCGGCCGCGCGTCGCACCAGCCCGCCGCCGGCGTCGGCGCGCAGCACGTCGGGATCCCGGCGCGCGGCCGCCTCGGGCGATCCGTCCTCGGCCAGCGGCTCGTCGCCGCCCATCAGTGCGGGGTCGAGGCCGTCGCCGGTGAGCGGCTCGGAGACGTTGGGCATCGGCGTGACGATGTCGTCCACGTTGCTGTCGGGGTCGCTGATGCCGGGCAGGTTCGTGCCGCTGATGCCCAGCTCCCGCAGCTGCTCCTGATACTCCTCGTCGGTCATGTCGCCGGGCACGTCCACGTTCATGCCGCCGCTGGCCTGCGAGATGCGCAGCTGCGTGCCGACGCGGCCGAGCACCGAGCGCAGCGCCTCGACGTCGCCGCGTCGCAGCGCCTGTGCCACCCCGAGGCGCACCTTGGCGCTGAGCAGGTTGAACTCGGGCGACTTCACCAGCTTGGTGCCGTAGTGCAGCAGCGCGCCGGCGGTGGCGGTGGCCAGCCCCGCGCCCGGCAGGCTCAGGTCGAGCAGCGTGCTGGCGATGCCGCCGCCCACGGTGCCCACGACGCCGGCGACGCCGGCCATCGGCCCTTTGGTCTGGCCGGTGCGCCGCTCGATGGTGTCCTGCACGACGTCGCCGAGGTTGCGGTTGAAGCTGAACGCGCGGTTGGGCGCCACCAGATCCGGCACCTGCTGCGCGATGCTGCCGCGCAGGATGTTGGCGCCGCTGCGGTGCGCACCGCGCCGCGACTCGTCGGCGATGTCGGAGAGGAACCCCTTGCCGTTGCCGCCGGCGACGATGGAGTCCCACTGCTGGCGGATGTTGCGCGTCTGATCGATGTTCATCTCGCTGCCGTAGGCGCGCACTTGTGCGATCAGGTCATCGACCTGCTGCGCGCCGGCGGCGTTGTGCACGATCTCCTCGCCCGCGTCGTTGACCCCGACAAACGTGCGCCGCAAGGATCCCAGCGAGCTGAGAATCGGCTGGGTGCGGATGCGCGACGGCGCGACGGCCGCCTGCACGGTGCGGAGCCGGCGCTGCGTCGCGCGCGCGAAGTTCCGCGTGGCCTGCACGGTGCCGCCGCTGATCGCGGTGTCAAACGCCTGCCGCACCGCGCCGACGCCCTGAATCTGCGCCGAGCGCCGCCCCAGCTCGCCGCGCAGGCCGCGCATCGCGGTCGTCAGCTCGTCGCGCGCCACCTGCAGCACCTGCAGCGACGTGCTCTTGGGGTTCACCGACGACAGCCCCTGCGCGATGGCCTCCAGCGTCTCGCGCGTCTTCGGCGCGAGCTGGACGCCCACGGATCCGGCCTTGGTCAGCAGCGCGTTGGCGCCGTTCTGCAGTGCGACGCGCGCGGCCTTCAGCTGCGGCGCGACGTTGCCCTGCCGCACGCCCGACAGCACGGCGTCGATCCGCTGGCCGGCGGCGCGCGCGTTGGCCTCGGCCGAGTCGGCGAGCGCCTGCAGCCCGCCGAACCACGGCGTCTGCTGGATGACCTGCTCCCAGTTCTTTTCCACGAAGCGCTTGTTGGCCTTCGTGCTCGGCGCCACCGCCTGCGACACGCGCTGCTTCGCCTTGGCCAGCTGCTTCTCGGCGGCCTCGGCCACCTCGCTCGCGGTGCGCGACGGGAAGATCGCGCCAGTGACGCCGCCGGTGACCGCGCCCGTGATCGGGTCGCCCGCCGTGGCCTGCCCCATCAGCGCGCCGACGGCGCCCTCGCGCGCGGCGCTGGCCAGCCGGGGGAAGCGGGTCGCGCCCGCCACGCGGCTGCCCGGCAGCAGCGCCGACATCGTGACGTCGCCGGCGAGGCCGCCGATCTGCTGCTCGGTGTTCGCATACTGCAGCGCGTCATCGAAGATGCCGTAGGGCTTCGGCGTCTCCACGATCAGGTCGGTGAGTGATTTGGTCTGCGTCGGCCGGCCGATAGCGCGGCGCACGGTGTCGATGTAGGGGTTGCCCGGCACCTTCTCGCCGGTCACGCCCTCGACCAGCCCACGCGCCATCGCCTCGGGGCCGAAGCGGTCGTAGCCCTGCAGCAGCCCGAGCGCCGCACGCGGCACCGACTTGGCCAGCCCCTTGGTCAGCTCCCACTGCGTGCCCAGCGTCGTCTTGGCGTGGCCGAGCATCGCGTCGATCATCCCGGTGCCGGCGGGCGGATCGATCTCGTCGCTGGGCGGCGTCGGCTCGATGTCGGCCTCGGCGGCCGGCACCACGGCGCGCGGCTGCGCATCGACGCGCCCCTGCGTGGCGAAGTCCACCGTGGTCGGCTGCCCGTAGGCTTGCACGTCGCTCAGCTTGTAGGCCATGGCTCAATTCGCGTCGAACTCGCCGTTGGGGTGCACGCGCGTGACCTTCTTCCACGTCCCGTCGATCAGCACCGGCATCCCGACCCACACCGTCTTCGGCGTGCCGGCCTTCGGCGCGGCGGGTGCCTTGGTCGGCTTGGCCTGCGTCTGCGTCGCGGTCGGCCGGCGCGCGGCGCCGGGGGTCACCGTCGGCGTCACCGGCGTCACCGGCGCGATGTTGCCGGCGGCGTCCTGCTCCAGCGGCACGGTGTCGGCCACGCCGGGGATCCGCATCGGGTCGTTGCTCGCGTTGAAGTCGGTGAGGATGTCGCGCGGGTCGAGGTTCTGCCGCATCGCGGCCTGCGCGAACTGCCCGACGATGCGGTCGTGCGCCTTGCGGTGCGTGGTGTAGAGGCCCGCGCCCTCGCGCGCCATCCCGACGATCTGCTCCTTGCTCAGGAACCGGCCGTCCTTCACCTTGTTCCACAGGTTGCGCACGCGCTCGGGAACACCGGCGGCGTTTTGCGCGGTCGCGTACTCCGTCTCGCGCACGACGCTGCCCGGGTCCAGCATCTTCATGTAGGCGAAGACCAGCGCGATCTGCGCCTGCGGTGACTTGTCGGCGCGCGACACCGTGGACATGATCGTGTCGTAGGCTTCGGAGCGCTTGGCGAACTCCTTGCTGGCGGCGACGTAGCGCGACGCGAAGCGGCCGGCGGCGACCTGCTGCTGCGGCGAGTATTTCGTAGACCAGTCGGCGCTGCTGCCCGTGCCCGTGCCCTTGGTGCGCTTGTTGTGCAAGTCCTGCAGTGCCTGCAGCTGCGCGTCCTGCAGCGCGCGCTGGCGCGGCGTCACCTTGGCCTCGGCAAACTCCTTCTGCGCCTGCAGCACGATCTGGTTGCGCTCGGTGCGCGACGGCGGCCGCCCGGTCGTTTCTTCAAACGCCGCGAACTGATCGCGCACGTAGTTCTCGATGTTGCCCGCGCCTTTCAGCGTCGCCTCGCGCGTGGCCGGATCGAACCCGCCCATGCCGGCAATCTGCGCCAGCTCGCCGAGGCTCATCGTCTTGCCCCGGAACGTCACGCTGACCTTGTCGTGCAGCGCCTCGGGGTTGAACTTCTCGCCCTCGGGCAGCAGCTTTTTCTGCACGTCGATGGCGGTGGTGTATTGCTTCTCGGCGGCCTCGCGCAGCCGGCGCTGGGCGCCCGGCAGCACCGTGCTGCCCATCTGCGTGGTGTCGATGCCGAGCCGCGCGTAGGTCGGCGCAATCGACGTCAGCCACGCCTGCGCGGCCGCCGGGTCATCGAACTCGGCCGCCTGCTTGAGGATGCCTTCGACCGCAGCGGTCTGCTTCTGTGTGCGCTCCCAGCGCTGATTGGCCAGCGTCGCCTCGCGGGTCATCGCGCGCTCGCGCCGCGCCGCGTCCAGCTTGGCCTGCTCCAGCTCCCGCTCCTCTTGCTGCGCGCGGCCCTTCAGCGTGCCCGCGAGGAACCCGGCCGCGCCCTGCGACCCGCCGCCGAACTTGCCGATGGCGCCGGCCGCCAGCAGCGGGATGATCGCCTCCATCAGCCGCTGCTTGACGCCCGGCTCTTTGCGGATCGGGTCCAGCAGCGCGCTGTAGTCGGGCGCCTCGGGTTCGGGCAGCAGGAACGAACTGCCGCTGGGCGGCGCCTCGTCGTAGCTCGCCTCGTCGGGCGCCGTCGGCATGTCGGGCGCGAAGAACTGCGACCCGAGCATCTGCGGCGCCATCGGGTTGAAGCCGGGCAGCGGCGCGGGCGCCAGCGGCTCGACCTCGGGCGCGAACGCCCCGCCCAGCATCGCGGCGAGTGGGGAGATCGCCATTAGTCGAACCAGTTCTTCGCGGCCGCGCCGAGGATCGGGGCGGCGATGCCGCCGATGGTGCCGAACACGTTGGCCTTGTTCGCGTTGCTCTGGTTCTTCTCGTCGTTGATCAGCTTCTGCTGCGCGAGCTGCTGCTCATAGATCGACTGCGGCGTGCCCTGCCCCTGCAGCATCTGCTGCATCTGCGCCATGCGCTGCTGCCAGAGCGTGGCCGGCAGCGCGGAGGTTTCCAGCAGCGCGCCGCCGCGCGCGATGTCGTCGCCGTAGGCGGTGCGCTGGAGGCCCGCGAGGCTCTGCCCGATGTTGGCCTTGTTCGCCTGCAGCGACGCGAGCAGGCCCGCGAGTCCCTGCCCGATGTTGGCCTGCTGCGACATCCACTGCGCCTGATTGGCCGCGTCGGCCTGCCCGTGCTGCGACAGCCCGCCGCTCATCGTCACCGCGAGATCGCGCCGGCGGTTGCGCTCGTCGGTCACGTACTTGAGCAGGTCGCGCTGCTGCCCGGCGCGCGCGGTTTCATACTCGCCCTCCAGCAGGGCGCCGGCCTCCTGCGCCGTGCCCGACGTCGGCGCCATGCCCATCGACGCGAGGCGCTCGCGCAGCTGCTGCGTGCGGTCGTCGCGCGTGCGCGCGAGGTCATCGAAGAACCGCGCCTTCAGGGCGGCCTCATCCGATCCGCTGAAGGGGTCTTCGTTCAGCTCCTTCATGCGCCGCGTGGTCGCGCCGGCGTACTGGCCGAGGTAGGCGTTGGCCGGCGCGCTGCGCTTGGACAGCCCGGTAAGGTTCTTGATCAGCGCGGTCATGCGCGGGTCTTCGCGCCCGCTCGCGCGCAGGTAGTCCATCGCCTCGCCGTAGTTGGGGCCGGGCGCGGCCAGCTGGTTCATCCGCCCGGTCCACGCCTGCATGATCGGCTGCGTCAGCGGGTCATCGAAGTAGGGCATCGAGCCGCCGCTGCCGCCGCCGCTGTCCCAGCTGCTGCCCCACGCCGGCGCCGGCGTCTGCGCCTGCGGCTGGTAGCTCGCGCTGAAGCCGCCGTAGCCGCCGCCGGCCGCTGACGCGGGGGGCGCGGGGGCGCCGTAGTAGTTCGGTTCGTAGGCGGATTGGGCCATCGGCGTCTCTTAGTAGAGCTGGCGGCGCGGCACCGCGAACGGTTCCCCGGTGAAGCGCGCCGCGTTCTCGGGCGACGTGCGCGTCGTCATCAGCGTGTTGGGCCGGAAGCTGCGCTGCGTCGGGTAGGCGCTGGTGCGCGCGGCGCCGTAGGGATCAGCGGCCATGTTGGCGGCCTCGTGCTTGGTCATCCACTGGTCAATCGCGCTGCCGGGGATCTTCGTGTGCGTCGGCATCATCGAGCTGGCCATCGCCAGCAGTGACTGGTTCAGCGGCTCGGCGGCCATCATGCGCTGGTTCTGGAACGCGAGCAGCTGCGACAACGCGTCGTTGGTCCCGCTGGGCTTCTTGCTGCTGCCCTTGTTCATCAGCATCCCGCCGACGAGGCCGCCGGCGCCGGCAAGGTAGGGCGCGGCCGCGCCCCAGTCGAACCCGCCGCCGGTGGTGCCCTCGCCGGTTGTCTCGTCAAACCCGCCGCCGGCCTTCTTCTTGCCGCGCATCGCACCGATGGCCGCCGTGATCAGCGGGATGGCGAGGCTCCAGAACGCGCGCGTGGTGCCCGGGGGCGCCGGCGCGAAGCTCTGCAGCCACGGCGTGATCACGCACACGTCGAGCAGCACGACGAGCGTCAACAGGATCAGCTTGCACACGCGGGCCATTCTACGCCTCCACCATCACCCGAATGATTGCATCGGCCACCGGCGACGACAGGTAGATGCGCTCGGCGTCGGCCGGGCGCGTCACCTGCAGCGGCACGATCTCGGCGCCCTCGACGTCCAGCGGCAGCACCGGCACCAGCAGGTAGGGCGGCGCCGCCAGCCCGTGCAGGATCTGGAACTCGCCGTTGGCCACCGAGGCCGTCGCCGCTTCGAAGTAATACTGCTGGCCGTTCTCGCAGCGCTCGGCGTGCTCGGGCCGGCCCCAGCGGAAGTTGTCGAGCACGTATTCGAACGCGCCGCTGATCGCGCGCTTGTGATCGTCGGGCAGGCCCGCGATCAGGGCTTTGATGTAGCTGGCGCGCGCCATCAGGCCGCCTCGTAGGTGAGCGTGGCGATGAAGCCGTCGTTGGTCGCCCACGCCATCGGCACGCCGACGCCCAGCGGGGTGACGAGACTGTCGAAGTAGAAGTTGATCGTGGTCGCCGACGCGTTGACCGCCGTCATCAGCCGGTAGGTCGTGCCGAAGTCAATCACGCGGCCCGCCCCCAGCACCGCGCCGCCCGCGCCCAGCAGTGTGGGCAGCCCGGGCGGCAGCGAAAACGCCCACGTCCCCGTGCCCTGCGTCGAGGTGGACCCTAGCGTGAAGATCAGCGTGACCGACACCGTCTTGCCGACCACCGTGTAGCGGCCCGACAGCGCGCCGTTGCCCAGCGCCGGCGCCGTGCCGCTGGCGGTCCACGCCGGCGTGTAGGGCGCCCAGTGCCCCTGCCGGCCCGTAAACCCGCTCTGGGGCAGCGTGATGCCCAGCGTGTCGGCGCGGAAGTACTCCAGCAGCGCCTGATTGTCCGCGCTGGGGGTGGCGACATAGTTCGCCGAGAAGATGCCGCTGGTGGCCTTGAGCACCAACCCGGAGATGCCGCGCGTGC